GAGATGCGTCAATGGCGGTTAAAACTGCCAGAAGCCGCCAGTAACCTTGTTTTTCAAAAAGAAAGCAAGAAGCCACAAAAATTGTGGAACTGGTGCTGGACTCCTGCGGGGGTTTCTTGGCTTACTGACCAATTAAATTTACAGTCAGATTCGGTTACACAAGAAATATATGAAGAAAATAAACCAGAAGAAAAAGAAGTGGAAGTTATCCGTCATAACTTTCCTAACCTACGATTTGTTTTGGTCAAAGACAAAAATGGCAAACTCTTCACCGCTTCTTGTAAGGACAATAGAGGTTTTAGAGTCAAAATGAAGATTACAATCAAGGAAGATAAACACGGCTGGTATGTCAAGAGAAACCCAGTATACAGAGAAAATGGCTAAAAAGAAACCAAAGAAGAAGAAAGTTATCTTCAATGACGAACAGTTTGAGGCTCATTGCCTTGACTCCGTATCCGCAGATATGCGGAAATGGAACATTCCGTGGTTTGTTGGTGTTTTTGGTAAGCCCAACAGCGATGATATCAAGATAATGGTTGCTGGTAAACCAGCAAACCTTGACAACGCAGACAATATCATATACATGAAGTCTCTTATGACGATGGCAATAATTTCTCTAGAACAAGGAATAAATGATAAAGAACAGGGATTTGATATTATTGACACTTGACAAACCAAAATTTTTTTATATACATCTTTTATGCACAAGGGCAATCTACACGAAAAGAAGGAATCAAAGCCATCTCAAACTAAGGAAAAGGTCAACAAGACTGAATCTGAGTATAAGAAGAGTTTGATGTCGTGTAAGTCTGGCACAGGTTGCAATTACAAGACCCAAAAGTAATATGCCCAACGAGAAACCTGTAGTAGGACAGTACATGCCCATGTGGAGGGGCTCTGCTGGCTCTGGGGCTGAGAGAATCTACTCTGTCGATGGAAGGTGGGTTAAGGGTGGGCAAAGCCTTTCTAGCGGTCACAAGATAGTTGGAGAGGACAAAAGCGGAAACCTTATCCTTAGTTTCCAAGGAGTGCCAGTCACAATCGGCATGCAAGGCTCACACATTAAGCCATACATTGAAGAATCACGCCCTATTTGGGCAGGACAAGGTGCTATGACAACAGAAGAAGAAAACCTATACAACGCTTCCAAAAATAGCGATGGGTCGTTTAATGACAGCATGGGTGGAGTTCATAGCACATTTAGCGAATCAATGAAACATTATCAATTGTATTATGTTAAAGACAGAAAAGGAATTGATGATTATATCCTAAAAATGCGTAATAAATCACCAGACTATAATTATGGCACTTATTCGGACTATCAAAAAGCAAGTCCAGAAAAACAAAGACAAGGTTACAAGGTTTATAACAATGAAACTGGTGACTTTACGGACTTTTTTAAACTTAACCCAGAAGCACAATAATGGATAACCAACTTGAAGAATTAGACTTTGGTGGCGAATATGGCAAAGTTAGATGGACTAATCCAGAACTTGCTAGAAAATGGAAATCGTGGCTTGAATCAAATAGGTCATCATTTACAAATCCAAATATGGCTCCTATTATAGCAAGAACATCTTATGAGGAAGACTTATGGAATGATTTCTTTCAAAGAACGCTACCAGAAGATTTAGACATTGAAAAAGAAGCATTGCGTGGAGAAGAAGAAGGGACTACTATTGACCAGAAATTACTAAAAGATAAATTTCAAGGAATAACAACCGCCAAGGACATCACAGATGATGTTCGTAGAAAATACATGCAAAGAGAAATAAGGTTTAAAAATTCGTCAGATAGTTCTTTCCCTAATGACAAAATTGCAGGAATGATGGATAATCTATATAATCCAGCAACAGTAAATTCAGACAGGGTATTTAATGCTTCATTGGCTAATGCAAAATCAGTTAATGAACAATATAACTCTACAGTAAGTAATTCCGCTGTTAAGCCAACGGCAAGCCCAAGCAGAGCATCTTTATTATATAACGATAGCAGTTTGCCTGTATGGATGAGAGTGGCAAAAGGAACTGAACCTTGGGGACCAAAACATCCTCAAATGAAAGAATGGCAACAAGGATTTCTTGAAGGAAAATATAAACCAGACCAATTCGGCAACTATCCATCGCTAGAAGTTATGAATGACATAAATCAAGCAGAAAACCCACAAGCCGCAAGAGCATCACAAGCAACTTGGTTGCGACTACGAGAAGCGGGAAGACTTAATGACAATGGGGATTTGGGTAGTTTAAGCGATATGTAACAACTTTGCCTTGTTAGCACAGCGGTAGTGCGACTGTTTTGTAAACAGTAGGTCGTAGGTTCAATCCCTACACAAGGCTCCACTTAAAAATATATGAATGAAGAACCACTAAGAGATAGTGTTATTAAGAAATACATAGGAGATAACACAAAGATACCTCTTGCGTCTAGAATGATTGCCTTAATGGATAATGAAAAATGGTCATCATACGCACAGGCTAACATTTTACATCAAGTGCAACTTGAATCTGGTGGCAAACCAATTCCAGAAAACTTAAATTATAGACCTTCTATAATAGTTCAAAAGTTTGGGAATAGACCTTACTTTAAAGGAATGACTGCAAGTCAAAAATTAAAAGCCGCAGAAGGATTAGTAACTCAAGGAAAAGAGGCAATTGGTAACGCTATATATGGTGGAATACTAGGAAATGTCAATAGTGGTGACGGATTTAAATACAGGGGTAGAGGATTTATACAATTAACTGGAAAAGCAAATTATGAAGAAATAGGAAAAGCAATTGGGGTAGATTTAATAAACAATCCAGATTTACTTCTTACTGATGAAAATATTTCTCAAAGAGCATCTATTGCATTTCTTAAGCGTGAACAAAAGAACAGGAAACTGAATTATGATGACATGTCTCAAGTTTCAAGAGCAATAAATTCTGGAGAATCAGTTAGTGTAAGAATGCAAAAAGCAAAAAAACAGGGAATAGAACTTTTGACTCCAGCAGAAGTAAATGCATTTCGTCCTGCGGAAAACCAAGAAAACCTTACCAATTTCCGTGAAAACAAAATTTCCGTAGAGACATATATGGAGCGTAGAGGGTTTTAATGAAACTGTCTGAGCATCCAGTCTTAATTAAGCCTAGTTCTGAAAAGATTAAATTTCTTGTTCAGAAGCATGGTGCGGACTTTGTTGCCAAACTGCTTCAAGATAGAGAAGACAAAATACAGGCTGAAAAGTTAGACCCATATCGTCATGGGTACGAACCAAAGCATTGGGCAGATGCCGATGTACTTTTAAGTCAATTTGACGAGGTATGCGTTATGGGTGGTAATCGTGCAGGGAAGACGGAGTGGGCGGCTAAGAAGGTAATGCAGATTCTGACCAGCAAGCCAGACGCAAGAGTCTGGTGTCTGCACACGACATCACAGTCAAGCATACAGATGCAACAGAATGTAATCTGGAAGTACATGCCAGCCGAACTTAAGACGGCAAAGAAGACAAAAATTACAAACATCTCCTATTCGCAAAAGAACGGCTTTTCTGACAATACATTTATCCTTCCAAACAAGTCCCAATGCTTCTTTATGAATTATGCACAGGACAAGAAGGTCATTGAAGGGGGAGAAGTTGATTTCATTTGGTGCGATGAACTCGTTCCTTTAGATTGGGTTGAAACTCTGCGTTATCGTATTGTTACTAGAAGAGGAAAAATGGGTGTTACCTTTACCCCTGTTCAAGGATTTTCGCAAGTTGTTAAAGACTATGTTGCTGGCTGTAAAATAAAAGAACAAAGAAAAGCCTCACTACTTGACAAGAACGCACAGCATGTGGCTGGTTGTGCAAATGGCAATATGCCGTACATTGCTCATTCAATAAGAAAGAACTCTGCCTGTATCTGGTTTCATTCAGATTTAAATCCTTACAATCCATTTGACCAACTTACAAAAACTCTTGAAGGTAAAAACACTTCAGAGATAAAAATTCGAGCCTATGGATGGGCTGAAAATACAATTGGTTCACAATTTCCAAGATTTGATGACCATAATATCGTCAAAAAGGAGCAAGTGCCAGAAAAGGGTACAGATTATATGGTTTGCGACCCTGCTGGGGCAAGAAATTGGTATATGATATGGGCTAGAGCCTCTGAGGATGGAAACATTTTCATTTTTAGAGAGTTTCCAGACATATCTATGGGCGAATGGACACTTCCTAGTGAAAAAGTTGACGGCAAGGCTGGCACAGCACAAAGAAATGGGGCTGGAAGAGGAATTGACGATTACAAAGAATTAATTCTTGAACTAGAAAATGGCGTAACTCCAGAAAGACGCTTTATTGACCCTAGGGCTGGTGGAACTCAAGCAATTGGGAGAGACGGAGGAACTACCCTTATCGAACTTCTTGACGGAGGAGACAAACCTATGTTCTTTGAGCCAGCCGCTGGATTAAGGCTTGAAGAAGGCATTGCAATCATTAACGATTGGCTTTCATATGACACATCACAGCCACGAAGTGCTATCAACCAACCTAAACTCTACATTTCTGAAGAGTGCGAGAACCTTATCTATTCACTCAGAGAGTGGACTGGGGGAGACGGAGATAAGGGAGCATCAAAAGACCCTATTGACTGTCTTAGGTACTTGGCTGTCATGTCCCCAGAATACAATGACATATCAGCATTCAATGGAGGGAACAAAGGTTTTTCATATTAATGGAAAAATATCCGATACTACTATCAAAGGCTGAAGCCTCAGAAATGACTGGATTAAACAAACAATATCTAGACAAACTGAGAAAAGAAAACGAACTAGCCGTTTACAAGACCAAGGGTGGTCACCACAAATTTTACAGAGACTCTTTAATCAAACACATAAACAACAATCTTAAAAATGGAACCAAATAATTATAAAGAAGGGATGAAGGACAAACTTGCTTACGCAAGCGATACCCCCGACATCGAAGAATTGAACTTTGAATTCAAGCGTTCAGTATACAATGGCAGTTTTTCTACTGGACTTGAAGAACTTGATGACATGCGGTTTTGCCGTTGGGATGGTCAGTCCAATGATGGCAAGAAGTATTCAGACATTAGAACTAATGGGAATCCAGCAATGCCATTTGAGGGTGCTTCAGATGTCCGTATTAGACTTATCGACAGAGTTATCAACGAGGTCGTTGCCCTTTGCGTCAACACTTGGAAGGCTAGTAAGATAAAGGTAACAGGAAATACGATTGAAGATGGTGCTTTTGCCGCCGCTTCATCTACGCTCCTGCAACATGTCATTGGAGGTCGATTAAAGATTGATTCATTGCGTGAGGCTAAACTTCTTGCTAATTACGCTAACACATACGGATGGTCTGCTGTTTTTGTAGGCTGGCAACAGGAAATTGGGAAGCGTGAGCAAACGATAACTATAGACCAAATAGCGGAAATCACAAACATGGCATTACAGGAAGACCCTAATGCTATCATTGGTCAATTGCCACAGTTTATAATGGAAGAGAACTCCAGAGACTTGGCTATCTCTCTTTTGCAGTTGGCTGTCCAGAATGTTGAAGAGGAAGAACTTGGAAGAATGGTTGATGAACTCAGAACTGCTGGAACGACCAAAATATTCATTGAGCAAATTACAAGAAACCTTCCAGTCATAACCGCATTAAAGCCTTATGACGAAATCTGTTTCCCGCCAGAAACAATTGAACTCCAAAAGGCTAGAGTTATCTTTAGAAGAGTCTACATGACAGAGGTTGAGGTTCGCTCAA